TACAAAAGTGGTATCGCCTATAAGATCAAGGCCATAATTTGCCCTCTTATATGAATAATTTGTATAACTATTATTCGAATAAAGGTTTATTGGCTGTGTGACCCAAGTAGAGCCATCCTTAATAAAATCAGAACTTTTAAGTAGGATTAAATACTGCTTCATTTAAACACTCTTCATTAGTAAGAACTCGAACCAATTATAACAGATGTAACGCTTACATTTCCAGCAGATACATACTCTTTTGCACTGGTTGGAATATAGTCTCTTAGCGGCATCTGCTTTCCGTTCGCAGTAATTGAATTTATAATTACTCCTCTAATTAAATCTGAAGAAGACAAAGCTACTTGCTCTAACCTCGACACAGATAGTGTGTCACCTATTGTTAGACTGTTTAGATATCTAGTAATAAACCTTTCGGCTTGCCTGCTAACAAAGTTTACCGTATTACTGCTGTTACCAGTAGATATTGTTACATTCATATTTACGCTTACAGCAACCTTCTCTGCCATTCTGACATTAAACTTTATGCCAACCGGCTTCACTGCTGCTATAGCTTGCAAAACATCTTCACCTATTTTACTTAACCCTGCTGATGCTTCCGGCACAACAATAACATCGCAAGACCCTATACCATAGGATGCCTCTCTAATCCTTATGTCCCTAACACCTTTTACTGCTAATGCGGCAAAGCGTACCGACTCTGCTGTTCCGGAAACTTTTGTTTTCATTGAAGATATAATTCTTCTTCTATAACTAGAATCAGATTCTGAATTTAAAACTGACTGAACTTCCTTAGGATTAGTGCAATAAACAACTACAGTCGGAGGTGCAATAAAATTATGCCTAACCAAAGAGTTTATAGCTGCAACATGTGAATTATCCGTAAACGAAGGCTCAACTCTACCATAAACCATTTTACTACCTGCAGGAATCGTAACGTCTGCTGCAAGAGCATAAGAATATTGCTTTGTAACAAAGTTAGAAACATCATTATAAACTAAAGTTCCCTTAGGAATTTTTATATCCGCACTATAAGGACTAGCTATTGTAAATTGAATATTATTAGAAGCTCGCTCTTGTGCAACAGCAGAGCTAACAGACTTTCTGGATATACCATATAGGGCACCGATTGCATCTAGGCTTTTACCTGAAGATGTCAAAAGATCACTTTGTTCACAAGTATATCTTAACGCCTCGTACAAATCAGATATCTCTGAACTTACCGACTCTGCAAATGCACGCGCTACAGAACCTGGATAAATTGCATTTATGCCAGCGTTCTTTTCAAGGGAATTAATAATAGATACAAGAATTTGTGCTTTTGTTTTTACTCCGTAAACGGCCATATTAATCTCCTAAACTCTGACTTATTGATAGTACCACTGGTTGGTCAACATCAGAATAAATATGAATGTCAAACCTAATAGTATCAGGCCCAGTAGGAACCGCATCTATCTTTATATTTCTACCTTTGAACAAACCTTCTCTGGTAATGCCTTCCCTTATCAACTTCTTACCAAACTCTGCCGTCTGAGGCCTCTGCGGCATTCCGTATAACATTGACAAATCTATACCTAAATCTGGATACACGTAAAAATCTCCAGGTTCTGTCATTAGCCTCATGTAAATTTGTTGCACATCAGTTTGTAGACTGGAGGTAGCCACAGCTATGTCAGAGTTGCCATCTATAGCTATATCTCCGTTAAGAGTAAAATATAAATCACTCATATCCCTGTCCTAAAACTAGATTGTGAGATTCCTCAACTGAATACCCATTCTTGACTAAGTCTATTACTCTTTGTATATGATTCTCACTGTAATCATTTACGTAGATCTGCAGTAATCCGATTTGATTTTCGGTCAAACCATCATAATTGATCTTTGGTTCATAGACTTGATCAGGGATGAGACTTTGCTCAGAATCTGACGAAAAGCCGTAATCATTATTAATAGTAACAGTTTTTTGTCTTTCTTCCTCTTCTAGAGTCGCGATATTATCAAGGTAATAAGAAACACTACCGATAGCTGAGTGAACTTTTTTCTTATTAATTTTGACCAAAGTTGGTTCCCTATAAGTGGTAGCAGCGTAATTAAAGTTATAAGTATTCCACTTTAACCCATCTTCTTTGGTGTTAATCTTTACTGTATCCGCAAAAAAAGAAATAGTATTTGACTTAGCGCTTATAATTATGCCGACTTCTGGACCTACAAATATTTCTATATCTCCTGCATCATTTAATCGTATAAACGAAGAGAGGTCAGGATGAGTTAAACCTACTTCTCTATCTGAGAACTCTTGTCTCCTTTTCATTTCATTTTTAGGAGAATATTTATATACTTGCTGATTATTGTTGTAATTTATACTGGTTTTAGTCTTCTTCATTTGCTCACCATAAATCTAGGTATTCCAGTTTTCACCCTTGTTTTAGCTATTTTATCTGACAAATTTGAAACAGCATCATACACACCAACTATATACGGTTCTGATTCATTTCTACCCCTAAACATTACCATACAACGAGTACCTAAAAGTGGGGCTACAGTTTGCACACCTTTTGTACTGGGATATGGAACATCGGTCAAAATACTACCCATTTCTCCAGTGTTAGGATTGTCTAAGATTACATTAACAGTATTGGAATCATAATTAAAAGAGGCTATGATTCCTGACCTAGACTTATTTTGTTGGAAGTTAAAATTTTCTATCTGATCTTGTATTTTTTTATCAAATTTTGGATAATTAACCGGCATTGTAAACTCCTAACTTAAGCTTTCAACCGTACCAGTAGTATCTGACTTGCCATCATAGTAACGACCACTGACCCACTCTTCTGCGTAAGGTGTTGATTTAGTATTTACATGTGTGAACATATCCAATGTCCAATTCTGAATGTCGGATCCATTGCCACCAAATTCTATATAAGCCTGATACGCATCGCGAAAATGAACACTGTAAATCCAGCCAACTGCACCGCCGCCGCCATAATCGCCCCATGGAAAGAAACTAGTCCTACCAACATCCTCAGGATTAACATACTCTCTATCGGCAGATCCGAAAGCTCGTTGTATATTTTTACCAGTTGAAACTTTATACAGCATATAAGCTTGATTCAACGGAACCCAAAGAGCTCTATCTGCTCCAGCTTTTATCTGCTCTAATGAATAGCTACTGCCCAATCCTTGCATTCTGGCTCCATAATTATCCTCAGTCCATCCTTCTGCCTGCCAATTAGTCCATGCCAAATGCCACCCTCTTTCAACAAAACCCGTAAGCTGTCCAGACGAAGTTACTGGCAAGAAATAATCCTTAGCCCCATGAGTCGCACCAGGTAAAAAATTAATCTGCCATAAACCATTAGAAAAATCCCCACTGTCTACAACGTTAGGATTTAGAGCAGCAGGGGTATAGCGAGACTCTCTATAAGCTATCGCTGCGAATAGACACGCCGCCTCCAACCCGCACCAAGTACCATACAAAAGCTCCACAACTTGTGCCCTCTGCAAGGTCGCACTAGGATTATCTATGTAGCTATTTGTATAAACTGGATTAGTAAGAACCTCATAAGCAGCAGAGGTGGCAGGCGTAAAATGCTCACCTACTCCTGTAGCCCCATCCAAAAGGTTTGGAGAGGGGGCATTTACTACACCCATAGAACCTCCAGGGCCAGAATAAACACCAGCCCTTTCCGCAGAATATGTGATATGAATATGATCTCTGTGTTGATCGTTTGCCCCTATATTTACATACCTTAAATTTGGATACATTTGCTTAATAGCAGTATCCTCACCTTCAAGACCTCCCACTATTCCGTAATGAGTTATTAAACCTGAATGTATAATTATTTGATCAGGAAGAAGATCAGGACGATAAGCTCCCAAGCTATTTAATTCTGAAAAAAATATATCTACAGAAGCTTTAAAAACATCGGCATTTTCGGGATCAGCATAATGGCCATTATTACCAGTGCCTGCCCCTCTTGTTCCATCTCTGCTTGTCACCATAAATATATCCGCAGCGCGCCCCATCGCATGAGCTGTAACATATGAAGG